GGCGAATGGTGAGGGCAGCGCGGGAGGCGGTGCTCGACTATGACATGCCATTTCACCAATGTACCTGCTGCGGCGGATGTCATGTATATGACGCGGAGCTTTGTCGCTTCGTTGCAAGGCATACACCCGACTGCCCCTGGGCCGCGCTGGTCAGGGTGATGGAAGAAAGCGATGTGTCCGAGGCTGCGCTGGAGGCGGCGCGAAAGGATGACCCATGCTGACCCTTGCCCTGCGCCTGGCGCTGATCGCGTTGGCGTATCCGGTTGCGCTGATTGTGGCGTTTGAGGTGGCCCACGCTATCCATTGCACGTTCAATGCCTCCTGGAGGTGAGATGGCAGTATTAGTTGCGTTACTGATAGGAATAGCTACCGGTTACATGCTCTGCATCTGGGAGTTTGTCGCGCATGTGCGCGATGGGACTATTGAGGGTGTAATCGAGAGGATCAGGATGAGGTGCAAATGACCGAGACCACGCCCGCCTACCTGGCCACGCCGCCGGATGCGCCGAGCGATGCGCGGGACTGGCTCAAGGCGCAACTGTCTCTCGGTGTAGAGCGTGCGCCGGGATCGGTGCAATCATTCCTGGAGGCGCTGCACTGGAGGCAACGCGCAGTTGTCTGCCTATTGTATGCCGAGCATATGACGCAGGAGCGGGTAGGATGGCTATTAGGTATTCACTCTGAGACGGTGAGGCGTGACATTCGCGACGTGTGCATTCTCCTGAAGGGACTGGAAGATAAGTAGTGTGGGGTTTGTTGGACAACTGAGGCCGTAAATCTGCTAAGCTCAAGATGCGAGTCTTGGGCTTCTTTCGTTTGGCCTCAGAACAGGATCAAACCGGTGCCTCGTGCTGATGGACAATGGAAACCAGGTAACTCTGGCAACCCTGGAGGTCGGCCACGTAGTAAAACAACGTGGGCGGCCATTTTGGCGCGAGTCGGACGCGAAAAAAACGAGTCCGGCGAACCGCGCAAACTGCGCGTCGCCCGCGTGCTGTGGGCAATGGCCGAGGCTAGGAACATAGATGCTATCCACCTACTCATGGAGCGCATGGACGGCAAGCCGCCCCAACCGATAGCGAACGATGCTACGGGAGCATTCATCATTGGACACGTCCTATTCGAGGATAGCGACCCCGGCACCGATCCCGATGATTCGCCCAACGGGGCGCAATGAGGTCACGGTGCGCCGGCACCCCGGACAGCGCAAGGCGTATCAGAGCGATCGCCGCTTTATCGCTATCATTTCTGGCACGCAGTCTGGAAAGACATCGTTTGGCCCCGTCTGGCTGCATCGAGAGATCGAGCGTTGCGGAGTAGGCGATTATCTGGTTGTTACCGCGACCTACCCGCTATTCAAACTGAAGCTGGTTCCAGAGATGCTGCACTGGTTCGTGCATCTCTGGGGATGGGGAGAGTATCACATCAGTGACCGCGTATTGACCTCGCGCGATGGGCAGACGCGGATCATCCTGGGAAGTGCTCAGGCACCGAGTGGTCTGGAATCGGCTACGGCGAAAGCGGCCTGGTGCGATGAGGTGGGACAGGATGCTTTCCGCCTCGAATCGTGGGAAGCGGTGTTGCGCCGGTTGTCGCTGGCACAGGGGCGCTGCTTGTTAACTACGACGCCCTACAATTTGGGCTGGCTCAAGACACAGGTTTATGACCGCTGGCGCGCCGGCGATCCAGACTATGACGTGATCCAGTTCAAGAGCATAGACAACCCGGCCTTCCCGCGAGCCGAATACGATAGGGCGAAACGTACCTTACCCGCCTGGAAGTTCGCCATGTTCTACCGGGGCGAGTTCACGCGTCCCGCCGGCCTGATCTACGAGGACTATGACGATGAGACGATGGCCGTGGAGCCGTTCGCACTGTCCGCTGAGTGGCCCAGGTACGTCGGCATAGACTTCGGCGCGGTGAACACGGCCCTGGTCTGGATCGCAGAGGACACGGCGCGCAAGGCATTCTACCTGTACCGCGAAAGTCTGGAAGGCGGACTGAGCACCGCACAACACGCAGCGAAAGCGCTGGGCAATGCTACCAGCGAGCGCGTGGCCGGCTGGTATGGCGGGTCAAAGAGTGAGAGCCAGCAGCGTATGGACTGGCGGGCGGCAGGGATCGCTGCACATGAGCCGCCGGTGAGTGATGTAGAGGCAGGTATAGATCGGGTGATCGAACTGTTCAAGACCAAACGGCTATACGTTTTCAAGGGCTGCGCGGGCGTGCGTGATGAGTTGGGCACCTACTCGCGTGAGGTGGATGACGTGGGGCAGGTGACTGACAAGATCAAGGACAAGCAGAGCTTTCACCGTTTGGACGCGCTGCGTTATCTGGTAAGTGGAATCCTGGGGCCTACCGGCTCTCCCTACACCATTGAGGAGTACTGACATGGTTCAACCGATCACTTATGCACCGAAACTGATTACTCTCCATGCCTCGGGTGGCGAGACTACGACGGCAGGCACGAACGGTACGGCGGTACAGATCGCCGGCGTGAGCCGCATGATCGCGCTGCTCGAAGCCTTGATCTCCGCCACTGAGGCCGGCGATACGTTGGATGTTTATGTGGATATCTCCCTGGATAACTCCACCTGGCTCAATGCTATCCACTTCACCCAACAGGCCGGCAACGGGGCGGCGTTCAAGGAGTTTGCCGTCCTCGACCCCTCCGCCCCCGGCGTGGCCGTCGTAAACGTTACCGCCGATGCGGCGGCTGCTGCTGTCCGACCGTCTCTATTCGGCATGTACATTCGGGCGCGGTGGGTTGTTGTGGATACGGGCGGCGCTGCTCCCAGCCATACCTTCAGCGTAGTGGCTCTCGTGATGTAGGAGTAACTGATGGCCCTCACCGACTACAACATGGAAGCGCGACTGGCCTACCTTTCCTGGATTACCACCGAGGACAGTGCCGAGGAGCGTTTCGTGCGCACGGCGCGAGAATACGTGGCCGGCGAGCACCCGGTATATCTCACCGACCGCCAGGAAGAGTTCCTGGGACTCAAGGCGAAGAACCTTACTTTCCCATTCGCGCACAACCTCTGCCGGCTGGTGATCGATTGCGTGGTCGAGCGCTTGTGCATCTCGGGTTGGGAACCGGCGGCGCAGGCCAATGCGGGGGAAGAAAACAGTGATCCTGCTGTGGCCATTGCGGCCGCCTCGGCCTGGTGGGAACAGAATCGCATGGATGCGCAGCAGGATCAGATCTATGAGGCAGCTTGTTCCGATGGCACGTCCTACGTCATCGTAGACTGGGATGTCCAGACTGCTGGCCCACGCTGGACGCTGAACCGGCAATTTGACGGCACACAGGGTGTGCGCGTCTACCGAGATCCAAATACCAATCAGGTAGTCTTTGCCGCCAAGCGCTGGCAGGTCTACGCGCCATTTGACAAAACGATCAACGGGCGCACGCGCATGAACCTGTACTTTCCCGATCGGGTTGAGAAATGGATCAGCGCGAGCGGCTCCAATCCCGGCATTGCTGGCTTGAGTTGGGAGATGTATGAGGGCGAGGGCGACAAGGGCGGCATCGTGGTCTGGACAGACGGCGCGGGCGAGCCGCTCGGTTGCGCGGTCGTCCCCTTCGAGAATCCCGGCGGGTCAGAGATTGTGGGGGCCATCAGCCTACAGGACATGCTCAACAAGGCCGACCTCGACCTGGTAGCGGCCACTGATAGCGCCGGGTTCCGCATCCTGTACATGACCGGCGTCGCACTCAAGACCAATACCGCCGGGGCAGTCGATGACGTGACTCTCGGGCCGGGCAAGGTGGTCAAGTTACAGGACCCGGCGGCGCGCTTCGGGGCCATTGATCCCGTAGACCCGGCACTGTTGATCGCCTCTTGCCATTACTGGCTGACCTCGATTGCCGGCGCCACGCGCACGCCGCAGTTTCTGCTGACGGCCCTGGGTGCGGATCAGCCATCGGGCGAGTCGCTGAAGAACCAGGAGATCGGCCTGGTAGCCAAGTGTGAACGCAAGCAGGAAGTGTGGGGTAACTCCTGGGAGGATGTGGTCTACCTCTCCCAGAAGCTCGCCGCGCTCAACGGCGCATCCATATCCCCCGTACGCTTGCAAGCCCAGTGGAAGCCGGCCGCGCAGCAGGAAGACCCGGAGGTGGTAGAGGCGCGCCGGGCGCAGACGCGGAAGCTCGGCGTAGATGCGCAGATACCTCTGGTAACGATTCTGAGGCGCGAGGGCTGGACAGAGGAAGAGTTACAGCAGCTTGAGAAAGACAAGGCCGCAGAGTCACGGGCCGTCAAGCAGACGCTGGGCGCGGCTCTGGCCGCAGCCCAGCGCGAGTTCGACCAGGGCGGTTCACAGAATGCAGGAGGTAATGATGGGGGGCCGACCGAGTAAGGGCACACCAGCCGACAAACGACTGAAGCGCAACGCGCCGAAGCCGAAGAGGAAACCCAAGGCTAATCCGCATCTCAAGAAAGAGTGGGATGGGGGCTGATGGCTGTACTAGATGGACTGATCGTGTTCGCGCCGGTCATCCTGTTGGTGCTGACCTTATGGTGGATTGAGGGTGACGGATGCCGTTGAGGCCCGATGTTGCGTTCGAGCGCCTGTACTCGGTCTTCAGTGATGAGAGTCAGCAAGAGCAACTGCTGATCGGGGTCTATGTTGCCCCTCTACCAGGCGAGTACGAGTATGACCGTATCCATATGTTGATTACGCCTATTGGAGAGCCGACGAAGGGTTGGATTATGACCCCCTCGGAAGCGCGGGATATTATCTCTGGTCTACAGAGGGCGATAGACAGGGCGATCAAGGACGGTTGGGATGATGGCGAAGGGTAAACGATAGTGCCACGAGAGAGTCGAGCAGTAGCGGTGATGCGTGAATTCAAAGCCGACCTGCTGGCCCGCGAATCGGCGCAAGTGGCCTTGATGGTGCGCCGCTGGCGTTCGGTCGAGGTTCGCCTGGAGGCACAGATCGCTGCGCTGGTGGATGAGGGCATGGCCCTGGCTAAGACCGGACGGACGCTAACCCAGGGGGCGCTATTCCGCATGGGCCGCTACCAGGCGCTACTCGCCCAGGCCCGCGAGCAGATCGCCGGTTATGAGGGCTACGCGACGCAGACGATCATCCAGGGCCAGCTCGAGTGGGGCCGGCTGGGTGTGGAGCAGGCGGCCACGGCCATCGCAGAGACGTTCAAGGATGCCGGGGTGTGGGCCTCATTCAACCGCCTGCCGGTGAGCGCCGTGGAGCGCATGGTGGGACTGGCCGGTGATGGCTCGCCATTGTTTGATGTGCTGAAAAAACGAGCACTCTATCCCCACGCCGTGGAGGGGTTGACCAACGCGCTGGTAGAGGGCGTGGCCCGCGGCTGGAACCCAAAGAAGACCGCCAGCAGAATGCAAGATGGACTGGCTGCGGGATATGATAAAGCGTTGGAAATAGCGCGTACGGAACAACTGAGAGTCTACCGTACGGCCAGCCAAGACCAGTACAGAGCCAGCGGCGTGGTGACGGGATACCGCCGACTTTCGGCCCATGATGACAGGGTGTGCGCTGGCTGCCTTGCTGCTGACGGAGAGGAATGCGATCCTGACCTGGACTTTGAGGCACACGTCTGCTGTAGGTGCGTGGCTGTACCTATCGTGGAGGGCGTTGACCCGCCAGAATGGACCGCCGGCGGCGACTGGTTTGAGCAGCAAGACGAGGCAACCCAACGGCATATTCTAAGGCCCGGACGTTACGAGTTGTGGGCAAACGGAGCGGTGAGCGACTTCCGCGCCTTTGCCACGCACACGCGGAATGATACCTGGGGCGGGGCGGTGGTGCCCACGCCACTGAGCGCGCTAGGAGGATGAGATGCCATACCCCAATGAGGCAAGTTGCAGGATGCGTTCACCCGGTCAGTTCCAAGAGGGTTCCTTCCGCCGCATCAAGAACGGCAAGTTGGTGATCCTCATTGGGAAGCTGAAGGGCGAAACCTCAACGTCAACGCAAGCCTTCCGGTATCCGAAAGAGGGCTGGACAGAATCGGCGGCGCGAAAGCATTGCGAAGATCACGGCGGGCGCTTTGAGCCAGCAACGAAAGAGGCTGGCCGTGGGGAATAGATGATTCGGGGCGGATGCCCCAAAAGGAGTAGCCGAGATGGCTGACGAAACGACGGTAACGAGCACGACGGAGACGACGGCTGCAGAGCAGCCCGAAACTACCGAACCGAAGCAGGAAACTACCGGGGAGACCCCGGAGCAACTGCGGGCGGAACTGGCTAAGGCGCGAGAGGCGCTGAAGGCCACGAATCGAGAATCGGCGGAGCGGCGCAAGCGGCTTGAGGCACTTGAGGCTGCCGAGAAGAAGCGCAAGACAGCTGAGATGAGCGAAGTGGAACAATGGCAGCAGAAGTCCGCAGACGCGGAGGCGCGACTGGCGGCGCAGGAACTGAGGCTACAGGCGCAGGCCCTCAAGCACACGGTGGAGCGTCAGGCGGCGACGTTGGGCTTCATTAACCCGGAGGATGCGCAGCGACTGGCCGAGTTGAGTGGCGTGGCATTTGATGAGGAAGGGCAACCCGACGCCAAGGCTATCGAAGCGGCGCTCAAGGCGTTGGCGAAAAGCAGGCCCTACCTGATGAAGGGCGCAGCGCAGGCGTCCGGCGGGATCAACAGCGCAGATGGACTCGGGCAGGTTCCTGCCAATAGTGCGGCGAGAGACGAAGAACTCAAACGCCGCTTCAACATTAGGAGATAGAAAAATGGCTGATCTTACGATTACTGCGGCGAGTGTGCGCCCGTTGGCGGGGTGCATCCTGCGCCGGTTTACCGCCGGTGAGACGCTGACCCCTGGCCAGCCGGTGTACGTGTCGGGGACGAACATCGTTTCCCTGACCGTTGGCACGGCCTTGGGGACCGCGGCCTGCATCGGCCTGGTGGTCTCGGATTCGTCCGGGGCGGTGAGTTTCGTTGTCGGCAAAGAGGTGGATGTGGTGTTGTTCGGCCCGGTCACTGGCTTCGCCACCAACCTGGCGGCGGGCACGGTCTGCTACGTGGATGACGATGCGGGGATCATCGCTGACGCCGTGGGCACCAAGGTTACGATCGTTGGCATCGGCGAGAACACCACGACCCTGCTGGTCAATCCGCGCATTATCGGCGTGGCATAGGGGAGGTGAAACATGGCTGACGCAACGTTCACTGTGGCCAGTGTGAAACCCCTCGACGGCTGCATTATCCGCCGCTACACGGTCGGCGCAGACACGCTGACTCCCGGCATGGCGGTCTACGTCTCTGCTGATAACACGGTGGCCAAGGCGAGGGCCAATGCCTTTGCGGCGCTCCTGAAGTGCATCGGCATGGTGGTTTCCAACGCCAACGGGGCGGTGAGCTTCGCCACCGGGGATACGGTGGATGTGGTGTTGTTCGGGCCTGTGACCGGGGGGCTGGCGAACATCGCCGGCGGAAGTCGCTTTTTCGTGAGCAACACCGCCGGGGGGATCACCCAGAACGCTACCGGCACCAAGGTCTGTTTCTTCGGCATCGGTCTGAGCACGGCCACCATCCTGGTGGCTCCGGCGGTGATCTCGGTCGCATAGATTGAGCCAACAAGGCTCTAGCACATAGGAGTATAGGAAATGGCAAAGGGACGTTTCGATATGAAGGACTATGCCCTTCCCAGCTATTGGGATGCGGCTGAGCTTGAGAAATGGAACTTGGTCGACGGCACGACCTACGACGGCCTGGTCGGTGACATCGGGCGGGCGCTGGCAATTCAGAACCAGACCTTGTTGGCGAATCCGCTGATCGCCTCGCTGATCTCGACGACCACCGAGCTGGCGACCGAGTATCGCGTGGGCGTGAGCAACGGGTTCCAGGTGCATACTGAGTACAGCCGGCCTGACCCGCAGCGCGGCGCGACCAGCGGGCACATGCTGCCCATCGTGGCCTACGATCGCGGCATGGGCTGGACCTGGGATGCCCTGCGCTTCGCCCGACGGGCGCGGATCGACGCCGATATCGCTTCGGCGATGGACGACCTGCGCAACCTCTGGGAGCAGAAGATCCTTACCCGGCTGTTCCAAGTGCTCTACGACGCTGTCGGTTCTGCCGGGCGCTCGATGCCCATCGCCGACGGCGGGACGGCGGATGCCAGCTACATCCCTATCGCCCGGCCTGACCGGGGCGCAGTGTTCGCCTACACGCACGATCACATTCACAACCTGAACGGGGCGACGCAAGCGAACATCGAGACCGCAGTGGCGAACATCTGGGAGCACGGGCATGACGCGCCCTATGACATGCTGATCTCTCTGGCAGATCTCGCCGTCTGGACGGCGGTCGCCACTGTGACCGGCTGGATGCCACGGGCGATCCCTGAAGTGACGCTGGGCAGCGCTACGAGCACGGCCAATATCGACGAGAGCTATCTGGGCATCATCCAGACCTCTCATGGGCCCATACGGCTGCGCGCCAGCGCGCGTATCCCCACCACGTACTACTCGATCTACAAGTCCTATGGATCGCTGGATGCGCGCAACCCGCTGGTCGTGCGCTACAACCCGGCGATGGGCCTGGGCGCGTTCCTCCTAAAGGGCGATCACATCCGCGAGTTCCCGCTTGAGGATGCGATTCTGTTCACCGAGTTCGGCGTGGGCGTGCAGGATCGTGTGGGGGCGACGGCGTACCTGCAAGGGGCCGGCGGCTATACGACTCCGACGATCAGTTGACGTTGAGTTGATAGGGATATGGGGGCGGGGCAACCCGCCCCTCAAGGAGCAGCATGACCTACTCGTATAGCCTGGGTGCAGCCGGAGCTCCCGGTAAAATCGCCGCCGTGCGGCTGGAAATCCCTGATAACATCTCATCGGCGTACGATCTGGAAGACGCCGAGATCCAGTACATGCTGGATGCTGTCGGACAGAGCGTGCCGGCGGCGGCGATCCGTTGCTGCAAGTGGTTGGCGCGCAAGTACGCCAAGATGGCCAGTTTCAGCGCCGACGGCCTGAGCGTCCAGAACGGACAGCGGGCGCAGACGTTCGCCGATCGGGCGAAGGAGCTCGAGGCCGAATTGAGTGGCGGGATGCAGATCGCGGACATGATACGCGACGACGGCTATCACGAGGTCATGGGCGGGCAGACAGGCGAGTATTCCGATGACCGGCTTATCTACATCGTGACGTGAATATGACACTATTCAATGCTCACGACTTGGCCTGGATGCGCGAGCAACAAAAGTCACTCTTGCCCACGGCCTGCACCATCTCGCGGCGCACGGATACCGCAGTCGGTGACGGAACCTTTACGAGTGTCTGGGCCACGGCCTCGACGACCGTGTGCCGTGACGTGGCCACGAGCGGACGCGAGCTCGAACTGGCGGCCAAACTGACGACGCACACGGCGCGGACGGTGACGCTGCCCCATGACGCGGATGTGCGCACGGCGGACAGAATCGTAATCGGCGCGCGATCGCTGGAAGTGATTGCACTTCTCGGCATCACGGGCTGGATCACGGCGCTCAGAGTGTTGGCTGTAGAGGTGACATGACTTGACCGAACCGGTAAAGGCTTTTGGGGAACGGATCGAGATCGTCAGGGCCGGTGGGTCACGATCGCTGACAGTCAAGATCAATGGCCAGGAGATTCACAGCGTGCACGAGGTCTCGTTCCGTGCGGCGGCGGATCCAGAGGGCGCAACGGCTACGATTTCCTTTTACGTGGGTGAGGTGAGTATTGATGCTGACGCATGGCTGATTCTGGAGGCCATCGCTACAAAGGCAAAGGTTGCGAAAGGCCCGCGTTTCCTGGGGCAGAGAGAAGAGGATGATGCAAGTCACGATCAAACTGGTGGATGATCGATTGCGCAACCTGCCGGCGAATCTGCGTAGGAAGGGGAGCGCCCACGTGAAAAAGACGGCGCTTGCCATCGAGTCCGCGGCCAAGGTGGCCATTATGACTGGCCCCAAGACCGGACAGATGTATGGCAGTCACCAGGCGAGTGCCAAAGGCGAAGCCCCGGCTACTGATACTGGTTTTCTGGTGAATAGCATTCAGACAGAGGAAGTTGCCGAGATGACATCGCGGGTCAACGTGGGGGCAGAGTACGGCGCAATCCTGGAATACATCGAGAGACCCTACCTGACCCCCGCCGCCGAGGGCGCGCGCCCGGCGTGGGAGGCTGGCTTGCGGGAGCTTTTCAATGACTGAGATCAACGCCGCGCTGAGGTGGATTGATTCCAAACTACGCGGCTCGGTGACGCTCTGTTCCTACATCGGCGTGGCCACACCGCGGATCTACGATAGCCAGGTGATCCAGGCAACGCCGGCTATCGCCCTGCCCTACGTGGTCTACCAGTACCAGGGGGGGAGCGACCTGATGACCAACGGCACATATCGCATCTGGGCCAATGCGCTCTACCTGGTGCGCGGGGTGGCCGTATTCCCCTACACCAACCTCGACG